TTTAATTACTCGCCAATCACTAGGCTGTAAAATGCCAGCACATTGATTGTTTATCATTTCTTTTTTAATTGTTTTTAATCCTTTAATAACAACGACAGGATCTAGTTCAACGCCATCTTCATCAGTTGCGTTTCTATCTTCTATTTCTTTAGCTGTAGCAGTGCCATAAGTACCTACAACTTCATCGCCATCAACAGCATAAGTTATATTTGTATTGATGTACCATGCTTCATCTTTTTTATTTGTTGTATCTATTCTGACAGGATAAATGCCTATTGCTAATCTTTCAGCGTCTGTCCATAAATTAAAAATTGATTGAGGATATTGATTATCGTTTATTGTAATTCCTTTATTACCTCTAAAGAATTTTGTTATTGATCCACTTTCTACTAATGCAAACATATTAACCTATATTTAATGACCTTCCTACTTCTAACAAGTTTGTGCCGTCTGATTTAAAAATAATCATATCTTTTGCCGAAGCTGTTGCTGTGAGTGTTGGTGCAGTTGCGGCAGAAAATTTATAAGCACTATTAAAAGTTAATGTTCTTGAACCTGTACCATCTTGAATAATTGTTAAAGAATAAAATGCTCCAGCTTGTTGATTTGTTGGTGCGTTCAATGTTCTATTACCAGCAAGAGTAACTTTTGCTACTTGTTGCGTAGATAAATTCCAATCAATCGTAGCACCATCAGTTAAAGTTTGTTCTGCGAAATAACCTTTTTTAGCAAATAAAATATTACTATCAGATAATGTTAAAACTGTTCCAGTTGCAGTTGTTGCCAATCCTGTAATTGATACAGTGCTGTCTAACCAGTTAACTGTATTCGCTGTATGATCTAAAGTTGCTAGAGAAATATCATCTGCACCATCATAATATTTTAAAGTTGGTGTTGTTGCGGAAGTTGTATCTAACCAGATAGTGCCAGATACTGCACCACTAGGTCTTGATGTTCCAGATTGAAAAGAATTTATAGCAGTAAGTGCATTGTTTAAATCAGAACGGAAGGCTGGGAAACCTTGGTTTGCAATGTTCATGTCATGTTGAGCCATATCTACCTTTTAATATCCTTTTGCTAAATAATCAAATGTCTTTGATATAGCACTATTACTAGAATTTTTAAATACTATATTAAAAGAAGTTTCTGATTTACCTGTTATCTCATAAAAATCACCAGTTGCCAAGCCTTGAGCAGAAATACCTATTGCTGGAGTTGTTTTAAATACTGGACTAAATGTTATTGTTGTTCCAGATACGCTTGAAACAATATCATTTCCAGAAATAATACGATCTATCATATCTGATGCTACATTAAGAACTGATACAACAGGCGTTGCCGCATTATTTAAACTTTCTAAAATTAATCTAAATTTAAAATACCTAGCTGTATAATCGCCTATGTTAAAGTTTCTGAAACTAGAGAAAGTGACATTATCATCACTTGTAGCTATTTCTAAATGTGATTGTGCATTAACGGAAGTATCTCCATCAAAGTTAGACGCTTGATCATCAAATAATCCAGCAACGTTATCAAAGAGTCTATCTCTATCATCAGTAGTCTGTGTTATGTTTGCTGTTAATCTAGTTGTTTGTACTGAACCTAAGTCAATGATATTTGCAAACTCATAAGTGCCTGTTGCGAATACATTGCTATTTGTAGTTCCACCATCAAAAAGTCTAGTCGTAATGTCATCAAAGTTATCGGTAGTGTTGTCATCAAATTGTTCTATCGTGTCTAGTTCTAATGCGTTGTCTACTGCAACAACGTTAGACTTAGTACCTGTAAAGTCTGGATTTTCAACTGCGTTTGCAACATTATTAAAATTACCTATTGCGATAATATCTGTTTTTATAATAGCTTCATTAGATGATAAGTTTCCTAATTTATCTACTGCTTTAATTAGATAAGAACCAACCCTTGCTGGAACTGTGATTGACGTAGCTGGTCTTGATATTCTTGTCACAATAGGAAAAGAGTTTTGCCATTCTGGATTAACGGTATCGCTTGAATAGTTTAAGACATAATAGTTCAAATCTGCGTCTGGTATAGACTTCCAGCTTAAATGTGCATCACTCCCTACAATATTAATTGCAAAATCTTCTACATCACTTGGTGGTGCTATCTCTCCAACAATATCTCTAGTTGCTGTGACATAAGTAGATTCTACGCCTAATGAGTTTACTGCTTTAACTCTTACAGTATAATTTTCTCCACTTATAACGTTTAGAACTCTATGGTTTAATTGAACTGTACCTTTTGAATGAACAATAAAATTTGTGTCACTCGTTAATTTATATTCTACTTGATATTCTTTAACAAAAGAATCTGTACTAGCACCAATAGAAATATCCATAGCAACGATAACTGTTCCATCATTGTATGAGATTAAACTATCATCTAATGTTACACTCGCTGGCGGTTGAATACTAAAAGGATTTGGCAACGTTGTATCTGGTATTGTGGCAACTTCTTGCTGTGTTCCAAATGTATAATAACTATCTTGATGTTCAGTAAGTTGTAAAGAAATTGTGCTGTCTGGATTAATAGTAGTAGATAAAACTCTAAAAGGTTTAGCACTAAAACTTGGAGTAGCGTGAGTGATGTTTACAATATCTCCTACAACTAAATCTGTTGCTGTTGCGTCTGCTGTTAATGTAACATCTAAACTTGATCTAGATCTACGCAAAATTATTTCAGCCATTTCTTGGGCTTGATATGGGCTTGTTATTGTAGGCATATCAAATCTACCTTCTAATAAAATATCACCATCTGCTGTTTTCATTGTTGCGTGTTGATCCGCGCTAGCTAATCCAGTTTCATCTACTGGTGGAAACTGTGCTTCATCTACTTGGTAATTTTTATCTGGATTAATAAAGGTAACAATAACTCTGTTAAATCTTTCATTTTTATTTTTAGAAGAAACACCTATGCCACCGATTATATTGTCCTCTGTTAAAGTAATAGAAGCACTACCAGAACTTTCTACTGTGATTTTATATTCTCCAGCAGAATAATTTAAAAATGCTCTTGATCCTGTTAAGAATTTTTTAACGTTATCTATAACCTTTTGTGAAGTATCTATAACAGCATGGCTATCAATTAAATCAATAGCACTAGCCCCACTATAAGGCGTTATATCAGCATCACAAATATCACCAGCAGTTTGCCAATCAGCATAGTTAGAATCAAAATAACTATTTGCTATCCCCATTCCATATCTATCGTTTCGTAAATAATCTAATAATTGATAAACTGGATTATCTGAATATTCCCAAGTAGAACTATCATCTTCTCTGTGAGAGCCTGTACCACCTGTTTTTGTTCCGTCTAAGTTTGGATTATAAATTTTTTTACCTTTGACGATTGCATTAACTGTTGGAATAGAACCAAAAGCGTCAGAGTTCCACTGTAAACGTAAAGCTAAATAAGAAACACCTCTTAATCTATGGTTACTTGTCCAAGAACTAAGAGTAGATAAAAGACTTGAAGCTGTTTGTGAGTCAGAACCAAAATGTGGCTCAACTGTGATTAAACTTTCATCATCTTTATAATAATTACTATCACTAACATTTACTGTAACTTGTGTATTATCTGCTAAATCTCCAGACCAAGTAACTTGATTATCATTTATAAATATAGAAGTAATATCATCAATTTCTCCTTCACCTAAAATTAACGCCATATATAAATACTGATTATCTGTTCCAGATGTTTCTAAAAAAGCTAATGTACCGCCAACTTTTCTTGTTCCATAAATTACTGGTATTTGACCATTAGCGGCTGTCTTATTTAATAAAACACCTTTTGCTATGTTCTCTGCTGTACTATCAAAATTAAATTCTGGTTCATCTGGTTTTCTTAACCAAGTTAAAGCAGTTGCCGCAATACTAACAGCCGAAAGAATAGGGGAAACAAAACTTACAATAGGTTTTACTATTGATATTATACTTCCTATAAAACTACCAAATCCCATTATTCTCTACCCCATTTAATATCTTGAACTGTTAATGCACTAAACTCAAAACCTTTATCACCAGAAAAAAATCTTTGTTGAGAATTATCACTTGTTCTTCGTCCAGATACTTTTTCAAAATTACCCCAATGCGAAGTAATACTTAAACCTATTCCAGCAGTTTGAGTATCATCTTCTATTGAATACTGATCTATAAATCCCTCATACAATAAAAAAGGATCAGCAATTAATGCGTTAGAACTATTTAAAAAACCTCTGTAGATTTGCACTACATCATTAATAATATTTTCATTTAATGCCACAGCTATATATGTTTGATCTACTCCAGATAAACTTAAATTAAGTGAGTTCTTAATTGGCTCTGCTCCTTCTTGCGTATTACCAATTCCAAGAATATGACCGCTTGCTGTGTATGTTTGTGAGCTTCCAGAAATACTTGATGTTAAATCAAAACTACAATCGGTTAAATATACAGGGGTAGAAAAATTTAAATGAATTAAATGAACAGGGTTAATATTTCCTGTTGCCAATTCTGTTTTGACAGCACTTGTTAATCCTCTTGCCATTAGATACTCTCAATAACATCAAATTCAAAACTAAATAATAAACTTCCAGAACTATCAACTTGATTTGTTTGGAACTCTTGCACATCACTATTTAAATGAACTGTAAAAGGTACGCTGTCATAAACTATACCTTCATCATTTGCTAAAGCTGTTGTTAATGGTGGTTCTATTGTTAACGTTGACGCATTTGAGCTTGGTGTCACATCTTCAACAATCATATAAACTTTTGAATGACCAGCAAACTTTATAAGATCACCAGCTTTAAAAGAGCCAGCAGTATCTCCAGCATGACCATCAACAGCAATCGTAGTATCACCAACACTATGAACTCCATTAACTAAAACTGTTCCTGTTTCACTACCCTGTGCGTTTAAATAGCTAGGGAAGGTAATAGTGAAATCTTCTTTCTGTGAGCGTTGTTTTATAATGAAGGCTTGTATCGGTGCGAAGTCTGATCGTGTTTTAAGAGGATAAGAAACTGTAAATGTCCAGCGTTGTCCATCAACTTGTCTACGAAATGTTTTACCGCTATCTGTTGTTGATACCAATGTCTTTTGTTCACTCTTAAAATTAAGAGCATTAAAATCATTACTTGGTAAAGCCCCACTCATACTATTGCCTGTCTGCCTGTTTCATTTACAGCACTATTAATCATATTTACTATTGTTCCTCTACTATTAGTTAATAGTTCATTGAACCCTCTAGCGTCAACAGTGCTTATATTAAAACTTACACTTACATTTTTAGTACCTAATTCATGATTTGGAATAACTTGCATATTTTGTTTTGGGACAATTAGTTCTGGGCCTCTTTCTCCTACGATTGCTGGTTGATTTGCTTTAGCCATTCCACCATTTGCAAAACCAAAAATTTTTCCTACTGTTCCAAAAATATTACCAAATCCAGAACTACCTTTCATAAGTCCCATTATTTTTTGTGCCGCTATTATTAATTGTTGTTTTATTAATATAGCAGATAAATCAATTATTATTGCTTCTCTAAATTCTTTAAATCTAAATTTTCCATTTTTTAATGCATTTTTTAACTCAGAATCAAAACTTCTAAATGCTCTCTTCCCAGCATCTTCAAATTGTTTTGCTAAATTAGTTGCGTCATCAAAAGTTGAAGTAAAACCTTTTTTAAATGATAACGTTATTTCTGCAAACTTACTTAACTCTTTTGTACTATCTTTAATTCCATCTGTTGTATTGTTAATTGAATTAACAAAACCACCCAATGTTTGTGTTGAAGCTAATAATTGTAATTTAAAATCAGCAAAAAATTTCTTAATCATTTGCGGGCCTTTTTCATCTAAAACAATTTCAAATTTATTAAATCCAAATTCATCTGTTAACATTTTTATATCGCCAAAAAATTCTTTTACTTTTTCATCTGCATTTTCTAAAAGATCTAAAAGTTCATCATTCAAATTGTTGTTAACTTTTTCTAATTCTTTTCCTAAAAATTCAAAAAGTTTAACTACTAAATTTTGTATTTCTTGAAAAAATGCACCTATTAATATTAATACTGCTTTTCCTCTAAATCCTGTCATTAAAAAACCTAGAATACCTAATGTTCTAAACGGTTCTGGTACGCTTGCCATAAAAGATAATAATTGTTTTGTTCCATCAATAATAATTTTTACAGGTGTTTGAAATATACTTCCTAATTGTGCAAAACCTAATGCAATATTTTCAAAGGCATCAATTAATGCATGACTTGTTCTTTGTGCAAATATTTCTAATGAAATAAAATTATCTTTAATTGCTTTGTCTATTGTTTCTGCTGTAAATTTAACAAAATCAAATAAACCAGCATCTGCAACTTCTTTTTTAAAATTAAATATACTATCACCAATCATTGAAAGAGTACCTTCAAATGTTTTTGCTAAATCATCTGTTGCTTTTCCAAATTGACCATTAGGCCCAAATACTTCATTAAATGCTTTTATTGTTTGTTCTACTGAAACTGTTGCACCAGCACTAAATCCTAACATAGCTTTAACACCACGCTCTCTAAATAAATCAGCCGCACTTATACCAGCAGATAATGATCTTTGAATTTGTTCTGCTGTAGTTCTAAAATCTAAACCTGTAACTGCCGCAACATTACCTGTAATTTTTAATACATCTGATAATTCATCAGCATCTTTAGAAACAACAGCTAATACTCCAGCACCTTGTTGAATTTGTTCTAAACTAAAAGGAACTTTTGCGGCAAATTTTGCCATTACATCAAATGCTTTTGCTCCTTCTTCTGCTGTACCAAATAAAAATTTAAGTCTAACTTGTAACTTTTCAACCTCACTACCTACATCAATAAATGCTTTTATAGTAGCACCAGCACCAATACCAATAATTGCAGATTTTAAACTGAATACGGTATTTTTAAGATTATTAAGACCACCTTGAACTGATTTTAATGCTTGTCTTGATTTATCTCTAGCAAGAATATCTATTTGTACTTTTTTTGTAGCCATTATCTTTTGTTTAACCTTTGATGTTGTTCTTGCTCCTCACGTTGAAGATCAAAATATGCTAGCCACATATTAAACTCATCTACAGACATTTGCAATATTTCAGATATAGACTTATGTAGCTTTTCAGCAACATAATAAGTATTTCTAATTGTAGGGTACGTTTTTAACTTTTTTTTAAAGATTGTAAGGAGTCATCTGTTTGTCTCATAATTTCAGAAGCAACTCTTGCAATAATATCTGTATCTGCTCTGACTTTAAACTTTGGCTTATGTTCTAAAGAAAACATTTTATCACCATCTTTAGTTTCAGATTTTTGAATTATTACATCAATTAATACATTTAAATCAGAATCGTTAGCACCTTTAAATATTCTTGCTTTTTCATTCATATTAAAGGGTTTAGAATAAATGGCTTTGTTGCCTACTAAACCCCATTCTGGTACTTCTATAACTCTTATGTCTAAACTTTCAAAGTGATCTTTGACACCTTCAAAGTAATCAATTTTTTCTGGCATTTAATCCTTATACTGTGCTGTGAGTTACTCCACCTGTAAATTGCACGTTTAATGTTCTTGAAATTACACCGTCCATAGAAACTGCTACATCTGCACCAGTAACTAAAGCTGTTCCAGTATAATAAGCATCGCCACTATCTGATCCTTCTGGGTATAAATTTAAAGTTACACTTGCGCCAACATCTAATGCTTCTTGACCATTAGTATCTGTTTCGTCCCAATGACATTCAACAGTTGCTGTTGCGTCTTTTCTTAATGTTAAATAAGTTTTTGCAGTATCAGTTAAGCTAGTATCTTCAACTGTATCGCTTGTTTCATTCAGAGTAAACCCTGTGACCTCAGCTATTGCGTCAGACCCAACCTTTACTGTTCCTGAAGTTCCTACATGAGTTGCCATAATCTACTCCTTGATTTCTTCTGGTTTAATTTCAACCTCAACTTTTTTTGAAGCTGATCTAGAAACTTTTTTATCTTTTTTAAAACCTTTTGCAAGATATTTTTCTAAATCATTATCCCATACTTCTATTTGATCTTTGCCATTAGGAAAATAAATTTTAATTCTTTTAGCCATTATGCAGTACCTCTAACAAATTCATAAAAAACTCTTACCACAATTCTAACACCACCGTAAGGAAAAAGTACACCTTCATCTGTATTTGCTTCAATTATCTGAGTATTTAAAGCATTTCCGTTTCTTGTAATATCATTATCTAATGTTTCTTCCACTACTTCTATGAGTTG